AAGGATTGCACTAGCTAATTTCTATTTAGCTAATGACGTACCTCTGGCTAACCAGACGGTTGTAACAGTACCTATTCACCAACGCAATACAAACTTTGAATTAAAAGTTTCAAGCGATTCACCATTCCCTGTCTCATTGGCTTCAATGATGTGGGAAGGATATTACTCACCACGTTTCTACAGGAGGGCTTAAATGGGTGGAAGTCGAAGCTCGCAAAACAAAATTATTGAACATCAAAATGAACAGATCCGTAAACAATATGAAATGGATCTTAAAAATTATGAGTTTCAATATGGTTTAAAAAAAGATGAAGATGGTAACTTTGTTCAACAATATGATGATGATGGTTCTAAAGCTGGAGCCATTCAAGATCAATTTGAATTTGCTGTAGAAGGATTAAACCTTAGAAAACAAGCAGATCAAGAAACAAATGATTACCAAATGGAAACTGCAAGGCAGAACTGGGAACAGGGAAAGTCTATGCAAGAGTTTCAATGGCAGCAAGAAGATAGAATATATCAAAAAAATATTGATCAATATGAAAATCAATTAGAGTTTAATTCTTTAGAATATGGTGATGCTATAGCTAGAGAAAGAACTGTTTTAGATGAAAGATTTATTGAAGCAGCTTTTCAAAACCAAGGTTTAATACAAGATTTATATGAACAAACTGGTACTGCTGGTTTTGCAAAAACTCAAGCTAAGTTAGGTTTATTGTCGAAAGAAGAAACCGCTGAGTATCAAAAACAAAAACAGTTAATAAATTTAAAGCAAGGTACTGGAGCTGCTCGATATAGAACAGCTGAACAAGAATTAGACATTTTAAATAGAAGAGGTGAGACTAGATATCAGCAAGCTGGTATAGGTCTTAATCTTGCTAAAGAAGAAGCTGATGCAAGATTTCGTAAAGCTAATATTTTATTGGATGCAAAAACCCAGACTCAATTAACTGATTATCAGAATGAAATGATCAGGCGTGAACAGAACAAACAAAGTTTAGATTCTGCACATGCTATTGAACAACAAACTATTAAAGGTTTACAGGCTGCTGGTCAAGCACAACTATCTCAAGCTGGAAGATCACAAGGTAAAGCTGTACAAATGGTGATGGCTGAACTAGGTAGAAATAATAACTACATTGCTGAATCTTTAGTTAGAGGTCAAAATGCTGCTGAAGCTAGAATGAGACAAAATAAAATTAATAATCTAAATGTTATACAAAAAGCTGCATTAGCTGAACAACAAATTGATGTTAATAGTGTCATGAATATCCAAAAAGCAATGATGGGTGTTCAAGAAGCTGATCGAAATTTAAAGATGGGTGATGCTAGAAGTCAGTTAAATATGGATCAAATTAAAAAAGCAGTAATGGATCAATATGAAAATGCTGAAGTTGATGTACGTAAGATTGAACAAGATTTAAAACAAGCACAATCTTCAACAGGACTAAGCTTAAAAGAAATTGATTTTAAAACTGCAAATGTAGGATCTAGATTTAAAACTAATCAAGATATTCTTAAAGCAAGTTTAGAAAGTGCTGTAGCTACATCTGATATGAATATGAAAGATATCTACAGAGCTAAACAAAGTGCAGATCTAGCCGCAGAAGCTAGAAAAATGTTAGACCCTAACGTAGGAAGAGAAGATATTGACCTAGAAAACTTTAGACCTTTAGATATCCCATTACCTAAATATCAAAACCCACTTGAACCTAAGATTCCACCAGCTCCAATACAAGGTGCTATGCAATCACAAATGGGCATGGGAGCAGCTATTCCCGGTGCAGCTTTAGGTGGAGCAGCGATGGGATTTGGTGCATATTCAGCTGCAACAGCCGGTGCATTTGGACCGGGCTTGACAGCAGCATCAGCAGCGGGACCACTAGGTTTAGCTGTTGGTTTAGGAGCATTCGCATTAGGACTATTTTAATTAAAAACAATGAGGAACTTAACTTTTAGAGGGTACGCCCAGAACAAAGGTTTTAATCCGCAACAAGTGCCTGATGAAACGTGGAAACTCGAGTCAGAAACAAACCGTACCCTACGGGGTATGCAAGAAGTTCGTGATCAAAACCGAGAAAATAGAAGAGATCAATTACAGGCATTATCCCAAAATTTTGCTAAAGAAGAACAGCAACGAAATACTAATTTTAATCTTGCATCTGATTTTAGAAAAGCATATCAAAAAGCTGAACTACAACATTATGAAGTAGAAATACAAAATGCTAGAACTAGAGAACTAGAAGCACAAAGAGATTACCAGCAATTAGAAAAAATTAAACATTTAGCTGGTAATGCGTGGAAAGCATACTCTGGTTTTCAGCAACAACGAGTTGAAAAAATACTTAGTGAAGGAGCTTACTGGACAACAGAAGCTTTAAGTCTATTTAAAGATCAAGAAGGAGGTGAAGCTAGAGCAAGACAAGTTGCTTTAGATGGTTTAAAAAGAGGTGTCAAAGCTGGAGAAGCTTTAAAAGAGGTATATACAAACCCTGTTATTCAAAAACAAATTAATGACATGTTTAAAGGATGGAGAGATTACTCCATTCATAAACATTTAGTTGAAGATGGTTTAAAAGAAGGTGGAGGATTATACAACACCATAAAACAATACGATACAGTCCCGTTACCCGGTGGTAATAAGATTTCCTATAACGAAAAAAAAGAGGATAGTACTCTTACTGATGGAAGTGAGTTGCATGGACACAACGCTACTGTACGTAAATATATTACCCAACAAATGTTAAATGGTGGTTATTCACCCGGGTTTATATCAAATGTTTTAAATCCTCAGTTAGATAAATTTTTTGGCGATAGAAGAAAAGAAGTAAACGACCTTGTAAAAAGAAATCTAGATAAAGAATTATTAGATGTTGATTTTAAAAATGCTGAAGCTTTTATAAGGCAACATAAAGATGGTCAAGGTGCATTAGAGTGGATTGCTACTGCACAAAGTTCAACAGCTTATACATCTAAACTAAATACTACTTTTAAAGTTATAGGTAAGGGAGTTGAAGAACAAAGGTACAATAGAGAAACTATTAATGCTTTTTATGACACTCCAGCAATAGATCATAATGGTCAAAAAACAACATTTGGAAAATGGCGTAAAAAAGAGTTTGAAGATTTATACAACAAACTAGATACCGTTGAAACAGCGAACCGTTTAGCACAAGATAAAAGGGATGAAAATACAGCAGAAGCTATAAAACAAGAGCTATTTAAAAAGCAACAATTATATGCTAATACAGATAGAAAGCTTGTAAAAGAAGACTATGACAGTCTTTATGCTATTGCACAATCTCGTGGAATGAATAAAGCTGACTATGATAAATATCTTGGTTTTTTAAAAGATGATCAAAATAGAGAAAGACCAAGTATTGAGCAAGCTAAAAAATTTGCTGATGAAAAAGCACTAGCTGGTCAACTTAGAGTTTCTGATGTAGTTACTATGATGCCACCAAGTCTATGGAAAGAGTATTTTCCTAAGACTCTTGAAGGATTAGATATTGGAACAGAGCAATTAACTAAAGCTTATACAACTATAGAAAATGCTATAGCTGAAGTTGGTAATCAGTTAAATGTATCTAGAGATAATAGAAATTGGGAAGTTAATGATTTATCAAGAGTAGCTGTTCGTCAATTCTTTCCAAAATTAATGGAAGAATTAGCAGGGCAAAAAGGTGCTGCAAATACCATACTTGATAAATTTATTAGAGATGAAGTTGCATTAATTGAAAATGGAAAAGGTATTTACCAACTTAAAACAGACGCTAGTGGTAAACCTTTATACAATAAACAATTTGGTTTTACTTATTATGATGGACTTGAAGAGAATCAATTTCTAAATACTATTCAAGATAGTCTTATTGAAAACCCTTCAGCCGTAACTGAAAAAGGATTTTTTGGTAATGATGTCCAAGGTATTATTGCTTGGTCTGAAGGCAGAGGTGAGTTACCTCAGTCATTATCAGTAGCTTATGATGCACTACCTAACAAAAGTTTTAGAGCTATATCTAATCATGTCCGTATTTCTGAAGGACTTGAACCTTTAGATTTTAGAGGTATAGAAAAAGTTGAAACTATTGTTGCGCCTGAGTATCAAAAAGATTTACATAACAAACCTTCACTTCATAAAACTGTTAATGCAGTAAGACAATCTTTTGAAAAATATGGTAATCCTGATGTAGGTGATCAAATTATTCTTGAAGGTCAATTTGATAAAGAAGCTTATTTAACTAATCCAGAAAATCCTTATCTTGTTTTTAAAGGTCCAGATGGAGCTGGTATAACAACTAATTACTTTAACAAACTTGGTACAGAAATGACTGTAAATGATGTAATTGGTGCAACTGGTTCAAATATGATGACATCTTTTGGTGCGTTTGATTTAACTAAACAAGATTTAGATAGAGCAATTACTAGAGGAGAAATAGATTATATGACTTTTTTAAGTGAGCCAGTTCAACGTATGATTTTTAGAAATAAAATAAGTGAAGAAACTTCTAAAATTTATCCAGCCAATTCCGATTATGCAATGCCGGGAATGGGTCGAGAATACGCAGAATTTAAAGAAGTTAAACCAATAGAAGCTAGAGAAGATTTAATTAATTTTGTAGCTAGTCAATTTGCTGACTCTGGATTTAATTTTAATCAACTTTCAGATAATGCTTTAAATGAAATTAATCGTTTATTAAAGAACAATGAATAGTTATCAAGATCATCGTGAAAATCTTTACGAGCGTTCTGTACGTGAAACAGAAGAACGAAAACGACAAGAACAACAAGAAGCTGAAGCTTTAAAACAAGAAGCAGAAAAAGTTGTAACTCCTACCGAGCAACCTAAAGATACAAATAATATTTTTAGTAAAGACTTTGAACATAAAAAACCAGAAGAGATATTTAGTAAGAATTTAATAGAAGCTAGAAATGCTCCTGTTAGAGGTGTAACCCAATTTATTAATAGTGTTGGTTCTGTTGGTAAATTTTTAGATAAAGACTTTTATAAACCTAATGACCCAAATAATCCATATAAATATGATGGGGCACATTTAATAAAGAAACAACCAATTCTTGAAACACAATGGGGAAAGCTAGTTGCAGATTTTACTGAATTTGCATTGGGCTATCGGTTTATGGGTAAGATGTTTAATCGAGGACCATTAAAAGCTTTTGGAGCTAAAGATCTTAAAGCTAAAAACCGTCAACTTACACGTGTTGGTGAAATAACAAAAGATGCAATACAAGGTGCTGCTTATGATGGTATTAGTAATCTATCTCAAGAATACGATCCTTTAGTTAGCGACATATCAAAAAAAGCTATTGATCTATTTCCAAATACATTTGGATTTTTAGAACCTATTGCTAATACTGATACTATGTCGCCAGCATTAAAAACTGTTCTTAACCAAGGTGATGGTGTAGGTACAGGAATTATGGTAGGAGAAATATTTCGTGCTATAGGAGTAGGTTCTAGAAAAATAAGAAATAAATTGTTTGGAGGTAAAAAACCGGTTGCAGATGACACTACTAAATTAGTAGAAAATAGTAGGAAAGTTGAATATGATGCACTTGAAGCTAAGGTTTTAAAAGGTGCTAAACAAATTTATGAAAAAGCTGAATATAGAAAATACGTAACTAAGGTACAGAAATCATCTCAAGGTAGACCATTAAGAAAAGATCAATTTTTAAAAAAAAATAAAGGTTGGGATAGTTTAGATCCAAAAGTCCAAAGACAGAAAATGTTGGAGTTTGCTGAAAAGCAAGATTTACCTTGGGAAAGAGATATGGATCCTTTTAGCCATGCTGTGCAACAAGGTAAAGCTAATAAAGCTTTAGAACTTGAGCAATTAGAAATGGATTTATCAACAGGTAATCCTAGAAAAAACCCAGCATATTATAAAGGTGGTGATATATCTGATAACCAAGCTTTAGTAAGTTCTGATAATCCTACTGCAAGTGTTAGAGACATGATTGAGATTAGGAACAATCCTACTCAAAAAAATGGAACACCCAGAGGAGTAATGACTGAAGCAAACATACGTAGAGTTGAATACACAGCTCCCGGAATGATGCTAGATGAAATCAATGCTGTTAGTAAAAAGCTAAAAGCTAGTCCTAGTTATCAAAGAATGTTTGATAAAGCTACATCAAGTGCGATGAAGCAAGATATGGCTAAAGCGTATAAAGATATTATTCAATTTTTAGATGACTCAGGTCACAGTAGATTAAGTGATGTTCCTTTAAAAACTATAGAAGATTATCTTGGTCCTAAAAAACCATTAGATATTGGTGGTGTTGATATACCAATTTTAAATCAAGAACAGATAAATGCTGTTGATGTTATAACAGGACAGTTGTTATTAGAAGCTAGAGATTTAGCTAAATCTAGTTTAACCATTGGAAAATCTATAGATGTTACTGCATCTGGATCTTTATTAGATGGGATACTTGCTAGATATAGTGCATTAGCAAGATTAAGAAAAGAAACCAGTGGTGCTGTATCTGCACGATTAAGAGGTTTTAGGTCTGGTGCTAAAAAAGAATTAATATCTAAAGCATCTGATGCAGTTGCTAATGAAGTTGCTACTTTTAAACAAGTATTAAAAACTGATCCTTCTAACGAATTATTAGAAGGTTTTTTACATTTTACTGCTGAATCTAATGGCAGTAAACAAACATTTAAAGATTTTCAAGAGTTTTTTAGACGCAAGTTAAGAGGTTACAAACAAGGTAGCATCTATCAAAGAAATGCAATCGTAAACGAAATGATGACTATGGGTGTTAACTCTATGTTGTCTGGTCCTAAAACTCCTGTACGTGCATTAGTAGGTACTGGTTTAGGAACTGTTATGAGACCAGTTGCAACTATTCTTGGAGCGTTCGGTAAATCAAATGATTCTGTATTAAGAGGAGCATATGCAAATCTTGGCGGAATGTTGGAAGCCAGAAATGAAGCTTTTACTAAAGCAATCGCTGACTTTAAAGCATATGGTTTTAAAGAAGATGGTTTTAGAGGTTATATAAAAAATAGACAAGATTCTGAGTGGCAAGGCATGATGGATTGGGCTGCTCAGCATGGAACTTTAGGGGATAAAGCACAAGCAAAATTTGCAAATTCTTTAAGGGAAATGAATAAGCTTTCTATATTTAACTATGGACCTAGAATTATGCGGTCTATGGATACTTTCTTTTCACAAATTATTGGAAGAGGTAGACAAAGACAATTAGCTTTTAACGAAGTCTATGACAAATATAAAGCACAAGGCATAGTTGTTTCTGATGCGCATCTTGATCGTTTAGTTAGAGAATCTGAATTAAAGTTTGAAAGTAAAGTATTTACAGCTGATGGTCAACTGTCAGATGAAATGGCAAAGTTTGCAGCTGATGAAGCAAAGCTTACACAAGAATTACGTGGAGCTGCAAAAGATTTAGATAAGCTATTTGATCAAACTCCATTCATTAGACCATTTTTATTGTTTGCAAGAACTGGTGTCAATGCTTTAACTATGACCTCTAAATATACTCCTATTTTAAATAGTTTTATTGATGAGCATGTCGCCATAATGACTAAGAATTTTGATGATCCATCAATGGCTCAGTATGGAATAAGAACTGCTGAAGATTTAGAAATAGCTAAAGCGACTATGCGTGGACGAATGGCTATAGGTTATGGATTTACTGGGTTAGCTTCTTGGGCTGCTCTTAATGGATATATAACTGGTAATGGTCCTCCTGACCGTGATACTAGAAATAGCTGGATGAAAATAAGTGGTTGGCAACCTAGATCAATAAAAGTAAATGGTAGCTATGTAAGCTATGAATCATTAGAACCATTTAATGGAATACTAAGTATGATTGCTGATATTGCTGATGCACAGAAAGTAATGGGTGATGAATGGACTGGAAATTGGTTTGGTAAAGTTAGTCATATAATAAGTGCAAACGTAATTAACAAATCTTTCTTAGCTGGTCTTTTACAATTATCAGATTTACTTACAAGTAAAGGTGCAGATGCTCCTAGAGTTGCAGCTAACTTTGTAAACGCACAAATACCACTATCAGGTATGCGTAATGAAATTGGTAAAATTCTATCTCCCGGTATGCGTGAATTAGAGTCTGGATTCTGGCAAAGTATTCAAAACAGAAACCTTTGGGCGGATGTTTTCTTAAAAGAAGGAAAACTACCTTATAGATATGACGTTTTAAATGGAGAACCATTAAGAGATTGGGAACCAATAACTAGATTAGTTAATGCAATATTACCTATCAATCTAAATATTGGTACTACAAATGAAACTAGAGAACTTCTTATGCGAAGTGGTTTAAACCTAAAACAGACTTTTAATACAGGTCCAAATGGTGAAAATTTAGAAGGTATGTCAGATTTAAAATCTAAATTTAATTTTTACATGGGACAACAAAATTCTGAAGCTATGCTTGCTGAAGTTATGACTGATCAAGTTAAGGCATCTATATTACGCATGGAAGAAGATAGAGCTAATGGTAGATCATATGAACCAAGAAATACTGAACATGGTGTGATCATACATCAGGTTTTTAAAACTGCTAAAGCTACTGCATGGAACTTATTATTAGAAGATCCAGAATATGGAGCTACAGCTCAGGCTTTAGAAGAAGCCCATAATCTTAAGAAAATACAAGATAATTATAGGATAGGTGGTGATTTTGAAGCTGATAGAGCTTTAGATCCCGACATAGAAAAAATTAAAAACATAAACAATTTGCCCAAATAAATAATCCGCCCAGTCAAACACTTTTTTAGCGTAAATGGCTGTCACACAAACTCAATACACAGGGAACGGAAATACCGTTCTATACTCTTTTACATTTCCATATTTAGCGACAACAGACGTTAAGGTCAAAATTAACGGTGTTACGCAAGCGACAACTGAATACTCTCTCGCCAACGCTACAACAGTACAAATGAACTCAGCTCCAGCTAATGGAGCTACTGT